GATATTAATGCTATCATATAATTATATTATTTTTTTATTTTTAAATCATTTTACAATATTGTAAAAACATATTGACAAAACATATTTGTAAAAAAATATTATTATATTATTTTTATGAGTATAATCTCACAAAAAAAATATATAATTATATTATATATGGAGAATAAATATAATATAGAAACTCTTAGTGGTGGAAGTAGCAGTGATTATGATAGTTCAAGTTATGATAGTGAAAATGAACCAATAATTGGTACTTGTCTGCACTGGGTTGGAGGCAAGAAAAGACTATTAAATCGTATCTTTGAAAATTTACCAGAAAAATTTAATAATTATTTTGAACCATTTATGGGTGGTGGTATTGTTGCTTATAATATGATAGACAGATATGTACCTTTAGACAAATCAGCACATTTAAATGATTGGAATAAAGATGTCATTAATATAAATACTGTTGTAAGAGATAATCATAAAGAATTAAAAAGGTATTTACTAAAATGGCAAAAAGAATATGCTAATATAGAAAGTAAAGAAGATAAAAAAGAATATTTTCTTAATAAAAGACAAGAATTAAATAAATTAATTGGAAAATACAATGTTAAAAGAGCAGCATTATATATGTTTATTAATAAAACTTGTTTTAATAGTATGATGAGCTTTAATGCTATTGGTAAATGTACTTCAGGACTTGGAACAGCATTAAAACCTACATTATATAATCAAGAAAATGTTGAAAATGTTCATAATACTTTAAATGAAAAAGGCGTTAAACTTTATAATGGTGATTGGAAAAAATTATTACCTAAAATGAAAGCAGGTGATTTTATTTATTTTGACCCACCATATGTCGTAGACGATAGAACTAAACATAACTATAAATACAAAGGTAAAGATGAATGGACTGATGAAAATTCATTAGAATTATTTGAAACATTTAAGCAATTAGGTGGAAAAGGTATATATGCTATGATGAGTAATAGTTATAGTAAATTAGTAAGAAAACACTTTCCAAAAAAAGAATTTAGACAAATAAAAATACCTATTCATAGAGTTTTAGCTGGTGGAGCTGAAAATAGAGGTATACAATATGAAATTATGATTATGAATTATTAGTCAAAAAATTAATTTTATTTTTTTTAAATTATTTAATTTTAGGCTTAAATTCTATTTAGAGATTATCTTAGAATTATTGTCTTCTATTGCATTCTCCTCACAACAGCTTTTAATTTTGATTTTATCACCTGTTGAAGTTAAACCCAAGTGTTCTTCTAAAAATTCCCATATATCTGTATCCTCCTCATCTTTTGTTTCCCTAATCCATTCAACTAACTTATTCCATTTTGCAGCGTCTTCTTTAATATTTTGTTCGCTCATTTTATCTGATTTTTTAGGCGAAAAATATCAATTTAATTAAGCAAAAAATTTTAATTTTTTACTCTATAGAACTTATATAAAACTACCTTATAGCTTATTCTGTAGTAGTAGTAATAGTTATAGTTATAGTTGTAGTTGTAGTATTATTTTCGCTACTACTATCCGTAGTAATAACACTATTAGTATCTACAACCGGAGATACAAACCTATAACTTTTAGGGGTATAATCCGGGTTTACAACCTCTATAATACCCTTATCAACCTGTCCTCACAGAAAGTTGTAATGGTTGTACGGTATATTTAAAATATTCCGTAATTGCTTCATAGTAAAATCACACCCAGGATTAGACCTGAGGTGATTAATAATAGTCTGCTCGTGATTACTCGACATCTCTAATTATACATACCGGAAGGAAATCAATTTTATTTTTCTTAATATGTTATCAAACTATCATAAATTTTAAAGCTACAAATACCACAATTTAGGGTCTATATATTAGGCGACTATATCAACGGACTATATTTAAGGCGCTTATCCCCCGAGTATAGCTACCGGGTAAATCATTATTAATTCTTTAAAATTTTAATTATATATCATACTTCAAGTATAATATATATTAATATCATATTTTAAGTATAATATTTATAAATACCATACTTTGGGTATAATAATATGTCATTTAAGACTATTTAAATAGGTCTTATGCTTCTTAACACAATCTATTAACTTACAATCTATCTGTTCACTTTGTGTTTTAACAAAATAAGCATCATCTTGTTCATATTGTCTCATAAATTTTTCAAATCTTGTCATTCTTTTTATTTTGCCTTCTTGAACATAAAGTTCATAAGTATCTATTAATTTATTAGCACATTCAGTTATTAAATCATATATTAATTCATGTTTCATTATTGTTTTCCATTTTCCATATTTATATATTTGTGATTTACCATTACTTATATTGTTAATTCTTATATTTGTATTTTCTGGTCTGGTTTTAGGACAAAAATGTAATTTCTCTATCATATGTGGCATAGCTTTAAATGGTCTATCTATCCAAGACATCATATAATCTTCATCTTTAAATATATCTTTATTTTCATCACCAAAATTATTAATAGTTATTTCTGTTTTATTTTGTATATTTTCTTGTTTTTCTATGTTTTGTATATTATTATTATTAGTTATTATACTATTTGTTGGTTTATTTTCTAATTGTTGTATTTTTTCTGCCATTGTTCTATTTTTTTCATCTTGTTGTTCCATTAAACCTTTTAATAGCATTATTTCTTCTACTAAATCTTTGTCTTCTAATTGTTTCATAGTTTCATTATATTTCTTATTCTCTGCTTCTTGTTGGTATTCTTGTTGCTTTATCTGTTTTAATACTTTACATCTTTTATTAATATGTCTATTTAATGCATCTTTTCTGGTAAAAGTTTGACAACAATATTCACACTCAAACTTAGGATTTAAATAATTATCTATTTGTTTATTAATAAATTCAGTATTTTTATTGATTTTATCTTGTTTTTCTTCATCTGTATTTTCACTATTATCAGAGTCATAATATATTGGTGGTGAATCTTCTGGATTTTCATTAAAAATGGTGTTAGTTGGGTCTTTTTGGTGTAATTCTACTAATTTACAATAATCTTCTATACTATTTATGGAGACAGACTTTATTAAATAATTACACTTATTCTTCTTCATTATATGGTCTTTGAAACTTGTTGAATATTTAGTACTATAATTACAAAAATAACATTTATGTATCTTCATATTAAATATATATATTATATTATTTTTAAATTAAATAAATTGAGAATTTAAATTGAGAATTGAGAATTATAATTGAGAATTGAGAATTATAATTGAGAATTTATTTAAATTGGTGTAATATTATTGGTGGAAAAAAAAAATAAAAAATTCTCAAGTGTATTTTTTTTGAAAAAACAATATTGAAATTATAAAACTTTACAACTTTTATGAATTTTCAGTATTATTTAAAATTACCCAATTAGTTAATAATTCTTTCACTGTATTATTTATTATATCTAAATTCTGGAAGTTTTCTTTATTTTGTTTTTTTTGTTTATTTAATACTTTACATCGTCCATTTAAATGTCTTCTTAATGAATCTTTTCTAGCAAAACTTTTATTACAATGATTACAAATATGATTAGTATTTTCAGGAGTTTGTAGGATTATATCACTTTCTGCTGTTATTGGTATTTCTGATTCTACTCCCCATATAGAATTATTTGGTTCTTTTTTATGTAATTCAACTAATTTATAATAGTCATCTAAATTATTAATTTTAATATTATCAGCTCTTAATAGATAACTACATTTATTTTTCTTCATTATATGGTCTTTGAAGTGTGTTTTTTGTTGAGTGCTATAATTACAAAAATAACATTGATGTATTTTAGGTTGTTTTACGGGTTTTATTCCCCATATGGAATTATTTGGTTCTTTTATATGTAATTCAACTAATTTATAATAGTCTTCTAATTTATTAATTACAATATTATCTCCTTTTAGTAAAAAACTACATTTATTTTTTTTCATTATTATATGATTTATAAAACTTGATTTCTTATTAGTTTGATAATTGCAAAAATAACATCTATGTATTTTTGGTTGTTTTAATTTTGTAGTATCTTGTAAATCTGTTGTTTGTTCTACATTTTCTTCATTATTATGTTCGATTAATTCTTGTTGTGGTATTTTATTATGTTTTTTTATAATATCTAAGAATAGGTTAAACATATCACTTTCATTTCCTTCAAAATATTCTTTGCCAGCTATACAAGTAAATTTATTATTAAATTCTTTAATTAATATTTTTTCAATTTCATTATACAATTCAGTTGTAATGGTAATTAAATATCTTGAACCTTTTTTATATGATAATACTCTTTCTAGGGTGTTTTTAGATGAACAACCAATCTTATATCTATTAGTTCCACATAACTCTACGGGTTGAATTAAATATAGTAATCCCATAAATGTATATAGTAATTTAATTTTAAATATATATAAGTAAAAATGAAATATAAAAATTTATTTAAAAAATATTTTTTTTCAAGCTAATAAAATTGATTTAAATGAATAGAACTTATAAATATGATGGCAAACTCAACAATGGCAAACTCAGTAGTAGAGGATTTGTATAATAATTCACCTCATAAAATATGGATTAAAAGGATTCCAGACGATAATAATCTTCATATCGATAATTATCCATATCGTCGTCATTTTGATGAGGTTGCGGATATTGTTTTGGATAATGAAGTTAAACAAAATGGAGAAAAAAAAAGACAAAGTGTTATTAAATGGGAACCTAGTGTGGATAAAGATACTTGGAATAATAAGAATGAATGGATATATATATTTACTATAAATGGTAATATAGTTAAATTTGGAGGAACAAGAGATGGTTTGAAAGGGCGTATAAATTCATACTTAAGTGGTCATCATACTGTGAGTAGGGGTGGAAAGGATAAAATGTCTGTGACTAATGCTTATATTTATAACACATTTGAGTTTTATATTAATCTTGGTTATGAGATTAAAATGTATGGTTTAAAATTACCTGAAACAACTGTAACCCATAACATATTAGGAGACGATGTTAATATTTTTGTTCAAACATATCACGCTTACGAAGCCAAATACTTATCTGATTTTATCCAAAATTATTATACACCTTTCCTTTGTAATAATAAGGATCCTACATATGCATGATTAAAAAAAAAAGTTTTATAGTTATTAAATATATTTTTTAATTAATTCTATTTCATCATTTGTTATATTAAAGAATTCATATAATTTATCATAATCTCCATCATAAAATGGAAGTTTTTGAATAATTCGTTGATTATTAAAATTACCATAACGAGTAATAGATATAATAAATTGAAATAAAGGATGAAGTAATATATTTTTAAGTTTAACGGCTTCATTTTTACTACTACATATTAGGAATAGTATAGATTGTGTCATACCACATTCATCAATAAACATTTTAGAATAGTATGTTGTTGTAGGTATAAAAACTTTCCAATTAGATTGAAATTTATGAGGACGATTAGCATAACAGATTTGAGTTGGAGTATGTATTAATTTAAAACGAAATTCATCATCTTGTGTATTACTGATTAAATTTTTTTTGGTATAACGATGTAAATCACTTGATGATTTAATTATAAATTTAGTATTATCTTTGTCTATAGTTTTAGATAAAATACTTTGTACGATTTTATTATAAAATAACGGAATATAGTGTTTAACTTCACTTTTAACTTGACTATTATAATATTCACCATTATATACGCCAGAAATATTAATATCTTTATAGAAAGGATTATTTTGTATAACATAATATGTGAAACTAGAACCAACTTTAGGAAAATATTTTTTAGCACTATGAATATCTAAGTGAATTATTTGTAATTCTGTAATTCTTGTTATTAAAGTATTTCTATCACTAATTGACATCCAATTATCAGGTGTTATATATGCTAAATAACCATTACTATTTAATAAATTTAATGCCAATTCTATAAAATCTTTTATTAAATTATGATTTTTTGAAGCTCGTTTACCATTATCAAGTATTTTAGCATAAGGTGGATTTCCTATGATTGCATCAAATTTAATATCTGGTTTATAATCTTCAAATTTACTTTTACTAATATTTAATTTATATTCATTAGAACAGAAAACATCTTTTATATTATTTAATCTATCTTCGTTAATATCATTAAAATATAAAATATTTTCTAAAATATCCTTTTTAGAATGATATGGTATTAATTTATTATATGCTATAAAACTAAAATTACCATTACCAGCACAAGGGTCTAATATTTTCAAATTTTTTTTACTCCATAAGTCTTCGGGTATTTTATCAAGTATGTCAATTACACAATCAATAGGAGTAGGTTCATCATTAGAGGTTTTATATGTTGTTTTATCTTTATTTAATACATTATCATAATATTCTTTTATTTCTTCAAAAGTATTATTATTAATATTAGATGAAGACATATTTATTATATATTATAATATATAAATCAATTTTAAATCTGTATATATAAACTAAAAAAATAATATGAAAAAAATAATATGAAAAAAAATATTTATATTAAGCATTTATAATAAAATTTATTTAATTTTTATAGTTATTAAAGGTATGATTACATATTAATTTTAAGCCATAAATTTTAATATAGTCTCTCTTAGTACTTCTTGTGATAAATCCCTTCCTTTTGCGTAAGTTTGTGCATTATATTCATCTATAATCTGTTGTTGTTCTGCTTCTGTATAATCATTTCTGTTAAGACCTTCTATAAATCTTCCACCCCTACCATCATTAGGTATCCAGGGAGAACAAGCCACACCTATAAAATTATTTACCGTAGGATGTGGGTTTTCCATTAATTTTTCATAATTTATACAGTGCACTTCACCACACCATGAATTTTCTTGCAAGCAAGCAGGTGAACCTTCGCACATCTTACAAGATCTGCCTTCTGTGAACTCTGGTCTATTATCACAATTAAATGTGACACAACATGTGCCATTAGATTTACAATTTTGGTCACGCTGCCTATCATAAATACTTTCATTAACAACTGTTGTTGCCATAGCTAAAAATTATCTTATCCAACATCAATTTAATTAAGATAAAAAATTATTTAATTTTTATAGTTTTTAGGGTATAATTGTTTCAAATTGTTTTCAATTCAGCATTTGCCATTAAATTTTGTTCAGCTTCTCGTTCTTGTTTTCTTGTTCTTGTAATTCCCAGTAATTTTCACAGTAGGCTTTATGAGCAGCAGCTAACTCGTATATAAGCTTGTTGTCTAACCATTATCGAATTGCAGGAACCAAATTTTTTCTTCTAGCTATAATAGGGGTCTCCATTTGGGGTTAAAAAAATTATTTTTTTAAATCAATTTTAATGCTAAAATTACTGCTTATTGTGATACTTAACAATTACTATACCATATTGAAGACAGGTGTTATGGGTGATGAACTAGAATTTCGCCACAATTCCATAAAATTTTTGAC